TCCTTATATTGATGATTGGGGTAACTCTTTAGTAGAAGAAGCAATAGAAGCAATTGTTTTAGAAAGATCTCGTTGGAAGAATGAATTAAATGGAGAACAATTTCAATTAAGAATATCTCAAAAACCTTTAAATATTGCAGAAGCATTTGCATATAGAAAAGCATCTATATTTCCACAAGGCATTTTAAGTAGACAACAAAAAAGGATTGAGGAAAAAGAATACCCTTATGAACTTATTGAATTAGATAGAAATGAAAAAGGGATCTTTGCAAAAAGAACAAACAAGTTGCCAATAACTAGATTTCCAGTAGATAAAAAACAAACAGATAAAACTGGAACTGTAGTTGTTTGGGAAAGGCCTGTAAAAAGTCCTGAGTTTGGAGCATACTATGCATCTATTGATCCTGTATCAGAAGGTAAGACAACAACATCAGATTCTTTATGTAGTATATTTGTTTATAAGAATGCTACTGAAGTAACTAGAACTACTGTATCAGGAGATGTAGAACAGTTTCTTGAAAAAGACAAAATAGTAGCTGCCTGGTGTGGTAGATTTGATGATATTAATAAAACGCATGAAAGGCTTGAATTAGTCATTGAATGGTACAATGCTTGGACAGTTGTAGAAAATAATATTTCTCTTTTTATTCAGCATATGATTGCTAGAAAAAAACAAAGATATTTAGTACCTAAACAACAAATATTATTTTTAAAAGACCTTGGTTCTAATAGAACAGTATATCAAGAATACGGATGGAAAAATACAGGCACTTTATTTAAAAGTCATTTAATATCTTACGCTATTGAGTTTTTAAGAGAGGTTATAGATGAAGAAACAGATATAAATGGAGTTGTAATCAATCAGACATTAGGAGTAGAAAGAATACCAGATCCAATGTTGATTAAAGAAATGTTGGCTTATTATCCTGGATTAAACGTAGATAGGCTAGTTGCTTTTGGAGCATTAATAGCTTTTGCAAAAATTCAACAATCAAATAGAGGTTATTCTAAACGGCAAGAATCAGAAGAAAATTCTTTGGTAAAGTCAGATAATTTCAGTAAATTAAAGTATAGTCCGTTTAAAAATATTGGACAAAATAGATCAAGAAATACCAATAGACCTAGTAGATCTGGATTTAAAAATTATAAGTAGATTAACTAAATATATTTAGAATGAAAGTATTAAATGCAATGCAGTTAAAAAATGGAGCTAAGGCTGATGGTGGGCCAACGTTTTCCAGTTTAACTCAACCAGTTCAGTTTTTACCATCTAAAGAAAAAACTGATGATTGGGCTGCATGGAATTTAGATTGGCTTGAATTACAAGGTGTAGAGTTTTTAAGAATTAATGCAAGAAGATTATTAAAGAACTATAAGTTAGCTAAAGGTATTATTGATAAAACTGATTACATTGTTGAACCAGACAATGATTATAAAGACATGATGGATGTTTTAACAAAAGAAAATGATTCTGCGTTAGAACTTAAGTTTTATCCAATTGTACCTAATGTAATTAATGTATTAAGCGGAGAGTTTTCTAAAAGATATAATAAAGTTCAATTTAGAGCTGTTGATGACAAGTCATATAATGAAATGTTAGAACAGAAAAGAATACAAATTGAAGAGTCTTTATTGTCTGAAGCAGAAGCCAATCTTGTATCAACAATGATTGAAATGGGTATGGACCCAGCATCTGAAGAAGCTCAACAAAAATTATCACCAGAAGGTCTTAAATCACTCCCTGAAATAGAAGACTTTTTTAGTAAGTCATACAGAAGTATGGTTGAAGAATGGGCATCTCATCAACTAAATGTAGATGAGGAAAGATTTAGAATGCAAGAGCTAGAAGAAAGAGCATTTAGAGATATGCTTATTTCAGATAGAGAGTTTTGGCATTTCCGTATGTTGGAAGATGATTATGATATTGAATTATGGAATCCAGTATTAACTTTTTATCAAAAATCTCCAGATCAAAGATATATTGCTGATTCTAACTATGTTGGAAAAATTGATTTGATGACAGTATCTGATGTAGTGGATAAGTTTGGTTATTTGATGAATTCAAAACAATTAGAATCTCTTCAAAAAATATATCCAGCAAGATCAGCTCAATATCAAGTTAATGGTTATCAAAATGATGGATCATACTATGATGCTACAAGATCTCATGAATGGAATACAAATATGCCAGGTTTAGCATATAGACAATATGCAAGTAACTACATGGCTGATCCAGAACGTGGTGGAGATATTGTTACACAAATACTTTCTCAAAGTGAAGACTTAGAAGGATTTGGAGATAGTAATTTAATGAGAGTTTCTACTATATATTGGAAAACACAAAGAAAAGTAGGTCACTTAACTAAAGTAGAATTAGATGGTGAAGTAATTCAAGAGATCATTGATGAAACTTATAAAGTAACTCAAAAACCTGTTTATGATACATCTATCTTTAAAAACAAAAGTAAAGAAACTTTATTACAAGGAGAGCATGTAGATTGGATTTGGATAAATGAAGTTTGGGGTGGTGTAAAAGTTGGACCTAATGTTCCTGCAATGTGGAAGACTACAATGGATGATAATGTAAATCCAATATATTTAGGTGTTAATAGAACTAAACCTGGAAGGTTGCCATTTCAATTTAAAGGTAACAATTCACTTTATGGATGTAAACTTCCTGTAGAAGGTAGAGTATTTTCTGATAGAAACACAAGATCTACTTCTTTAGTAGATTTAATGAAAGCATATCAAGTTGGTTATAACATGGTTAATAATCAAATTGCTGACATTTTAATAGATGAACTTGGAACCGTGATAATGTTTGATCAGAATGCATTACCACGTCACTCTATGGGTGAAGATTGGGGTAAAAACAATTATGCTAAAGCATGGGTGGCAATGAAGGATTTTCAAATGCTACCATTAGATACTTCTATTACTAATACAGAAAATGCAACAAATTTCAATCACTATCAAACTCTTAATATGGAGCAGACTAGTAGATTGATGTCAAGAATTCAATTAGCAAACTATTTTAAACAGCAATGCTTTGATGCAATAGGTATTAACCCACAACGTCTAGGAGGAGCTGTATCAGCTCAAACTGCAACAGGGGTAGTTAATGCTATGCAACAGTCTTACGCTCAAACAGAGATCTATTTTGTACAGCATTCAGATCATTTGATGCCTAGAGTACACCAAATGAGAACTGATTTAGCACAATATTATTACAGTACAAATCCAAGTGTAAGATTATCATATATATCTACTGAAGCACAAAAGGTAAACTTTACAATTAATGGTACTGATTTATTACTAAGAGATTTTAATGTTTTTGCAACAACTAAAACAAATCATAGACAAGTTCTAGAACAATTAAAGCAAATGGCTTTAACTAATAATACTACAGGAGCTTCTATTTATGAATTAGGTAACATTGTTAAAGCTGACTCCATTGCTGAAGTAACAGATATCTTAAAAGATTCTGAAACTAGAATGCAAGAACAAAGAGAGCAAGAAATGCAACAGCAACGTCAAATGCAAGAAGAACAACTTCAAGCTAAAGCTCAAGAAGAGCAAATGAAGTTACAAACTGAAATGCAAGAAAATGATAAGGATAGACAAAATGATTTAACTATTGCTGAAATTAGAGCTGCTGGATATGGTGCTGGATCTGATATAAATGAGAATCAAGTATCAGATTATCAAGATGCTATGAAAGATATTAGAGAAACTACTAGATATCAACAACAAGCAAATCTTAAGCGTGAAGAAATGAACACTAAAGGTACTCTTGAAAAAAGTAGATTAGAAGTAGAGAGAGAAAAAATTGCAGCAGATATGTCAATTGCTCAAACTCAATTGGCAATTGCAAGAGAAAATAAAAACAAATATGATAATCCTTCTTCTAAAAAGAAAGAAGATAAATAATTACTGTTAGCTATATACTGCAAAAAACTTTAGCCTTATTTCAAATTATATAAGTTTATTCTTTTATAACTGGTTAAACTTTTTGTATATTATATATATAAGTATTAAATATTAAAACCAACAAATATGAATACAAAAGAAAACACTGTGAGCAGTAGCGTAGAAACATTAGACATTAACCTAGATGAGATCTTTAACGGAGCTCCAGGAGCTGGGGATGTAACACTACCTACAGAAGAAAAAGACAAACCAAATATTTTTACAGGAAGAAACAAAAAAGCTGATTTTTCATTTGCTGATCCTGATGAAGATGGTGTGGATGATTTAACAGCAAAATCAGAAGAAGTTGAAGAAACTAAAGAAACTGAAAAAGAAGATGTTAAAATGTCTAAGGAAGACACTGATGACATTATGGATTCTTTAACAGAAGATGATGAGGAAACTGAAGAAGAAAAAAAGGAAACAAGAGGTAGAAAATCTATATCTGGTATAAGTGATGTATTTAGCAAACTTATAAAAGATGATAAAATTGTTCCTTTTGATGATGATAAAGAATTAGCAGATTATTCAGCTAAAGATTGGGAAGAACTTATTGAAGCTAATTTAGAAGAGAAAGCTAATCAAGCAAGACGTGAAACTCCAAAACAATTTTTTGCAAGTTTACCAGAAGAGTTGCAAGTTGCTGCTAGATATGTAGCTGATGGAGGACAAGATTTAAAAGGTTTATTTTCAACTTTAGCTCAAGTAGAAGAAACCAGAACTTTAGATATCAAGTCAGAATCAGGACAAGAAACAATTATCAGAGAGTATTTAGGTGCTACAGGATATGGGACACAAGAAGAAATTTCTGAAGAAATTGAAATTTGGAAAGATTTAGGAAAATTAGAAACTCAAGCTTCTAAGTTTAAACCTAAGTTAGATAAAATGCAAGAAAAAGTTGTTGCTAAGAAAATTGAAGAGCAAGATCTTAAAAGAAAGCAGCAAGAACAAGCATCTAAAACATACATGTCTAATGTATATGAAACATTAAAAGACGGTAATTTAGGTGATATTAAAGTAGATAAAAGAACACAAGCAATGTTGTATAATGGTTTAGTTCAACCAAGCTATCCTTCAGTTAGTGGAAAAAATACAAATTTACTTGGGCATCTATTAGAAAAGTATCAGTTTGTTGAACCAAATTACGGTTTAATTTCTGAAGCTTTATGGTTATTGCAAGATCCGGAAGGATACAAATCAAAAATCATGGATAAAGGAGCTCAAAAGAGTGTTGAACAAACAGTTAGAAAATTAAAAACTGAACAGGCAAACGCAGGTGGATCCAGTTCTCTAGGTATACAAGAGAAGGAAGAGACAACAAGAAAGCCAGCTGGTAAGAAATTACCAAGAACCAACAACATTTTCAAAAGGATTTAATAATCATAAATAAATAAATAATAACAATTAAAAACAATTAAAAATTATGGCAACTCCAGTATTAAATAATGGGATTTTCCTGAGAGATACAAGCTACAAAGCTAGTTCTCATGTTGATTCTTATCACCTAACCCAAATGCTCGGCAATGCTGAGCCTATGGATATGGGACCAGTAGATCTTTGGGCAATGACCCAAAAGGTAGAAATGCCTTTGTATCAAATGGCTTCATTCGGTGGAAAGAATACTATCATGGTAGACAATGCACGTGGTGAGTACAAATGGCAAACTCCTATTGCTCAAGATCTTCCTTACATTGTGGCAGACATTGAAGCAGGAAACACAAGCAAAGGTGTAGATGGTACACTTTTCAAAATTAAAATTTCCAAAAGAACTTTTGGTCATGGTGATATTATCACTTATGATAAGTACAATGGATTAGAACTTTACATTACAGCTGATGATATTATCCCAGCAGGTGACGGTTTTATCTATACTGTTCAATTGGTAAACAACAACAATGCAGCTATCTTGGATAACAAGTATTTAGCTAAAGGTACTAAGTTCTTCAGAAAAGGTTCTGCAAGAGGTGAGTACGGAGAAAGATTCTCTGACATTGAAACTGGCTCTGGTTTCCGTGAATTCTACAACTTTGTAGGAGGAGCAGAAGCACACGTACATTATTCTATTTCTAGCCGTGCTGATCTTATGATCAAAGGTGGTTTGAATGCTGATGGTACTGTACCAGTAACTGAAATATGGAGAAACTTTAACACAGATCCTAATAACCCTTCTGTTCCTTCTATTGAAGGTCTGATTGCTAATATGGGTAAAGCTGGTGCAAGAGAAGCATTTGAAAATGGTACTCTTACTAGAACTTTCATTACTAATATGGAAGCAGCTCACCTATCTAAAATTGCTACGGATATTGAAACTTACCTTATGTGGGGTAAGGGTGGTAGAGTTAAGCAAGACGGACCAGATGATATTAGATTATCTGTTGGTCTTTGGGCTCAGTTAGATAACTCTTTCAAAAGAGTATATAACAAGTCTTCTTTCACTCTTGACATGTTTAAGTCTGAACTTTACAACTTCTACCAAGGTAAAGTTGAATTTAAAGGTCCAGACCCACAAAGATCACTTGTTGTACAAACAGGTATTGCCGGTATGCAACTAATTAACAAAGCTATTGCTGATGAAGTATATGGTTCTGGTTTAGTTCAAAATGCTAGTGATATTGGTGCAGTAAAAGGTTCTGGTATGGATTTAGATTATGGTTTTGCTTACACAAGCTTTACTATTCCTTTCCTTGCTAATGTTAAGTTTGTGCTTAACCCAGCATTTGATAACTTGAACACTAATGATATTGAGAATCCATTAATTGATGGAAGACCTTTAAGCTCTTATAGCTTTATCATTTTTGATGTTACTGATGAAGGAAATGATAACATTCACTTGTTGAAACTTTCTTGGGATAATCAACTTAAGTGGTTCTACCAAAATGGTACTATGGACTATATGGGAAGAACTCAAGGGTTTGCATCTACAGGAAACTTTAATGGTTACCGTGTAATGATGTCTCAAACTATGCCTGCTATTTGGGTAAAAGATCCAACCAAAGTTCTTAAAATTGTAATGAGAAACCCTATTACAGGAGGATCATTCTAGAACTAATAATTAAAGGGGAGGGGTTAAACCTCCTCCCTTTTTTTTTAATCTTTAAAACAAATAATTATGGGACTAGATATAAAAAAAGCAAATAAAACAACTGAATTTACTAATTTAAGTGTGTCTAAAATTATTGCTTCTAAAGCTGTTGGTAAAGATATATTAGTCAAAGACTATGCAAATAATGCTGCAGCAGTAGCAGCAGGTTTAGTCCAAGGTGATCTATATCATTCTACTGGTGATTTAAAGGTGGTAGTTTAATAAAAGTCAAAAACTTTAGCAAGTGTAAAATCTTGCTTTAGAAATATTAATAATAAACGTACAAATTTTTGTACTTTTGACTGACAAATAGTTATTAATTAAAAAACCAAAAAAAAATGAATGATTACACAATTGTAGAAAAGTATCAACAAACCAAAGATCAGACTATTGCTATACGCCCTTATTTTAATCCAAGTAAGGAAAACATGGGATTAGAACAATATGGTCTTTCACTTCATGATGGAGTATTCCATGAAGAATCTTTAGCCTGTTTAGAAATGAATGGTGTTAAAAGATATGTTACTGGACTTAATGAATTTGCACCTGAAGTAAAATTACTACCAAAGGATAAGAAAAAAGCAAAGATTAAAGAGATAAGAGAAGTAGTAGCTCAATTAGAAGCAGAATTAGCAGCTAATGTAGTTGATCCAGATGATAAAGATTTTTGGAATAAATTGACAGTAATGAAGCCTGATAATTCTAAGTTTTGGGATAAAATTAGTTTAAGATGTGGGAATGAACCAGTATTTTTAGACCCTATGAAAGATCCTTATGATCTTATAAAATTACATGCTATTAATGCAGGAGGTTTTTCAATAGTTGCAGCATCATTAAGAGAAGCAAGAGCAATGAACAATTCTCCTAAATTTTATTTAGATACTGCACAAGAATCATTATCAACTAGAACTGAATTAAGCAAGTTAAAAAATAAAGCATTAGTTGCTTTACAAAACATGTATGATTCAAATGTTACTAAGTTAATGTATGTTGCTAAAATATGTGATGTAGATAGTGTACAGTATGTAAAAGCTACACCTAATGATGTATTGTATGAAAACATGGATACATATGTAAATGGCTTTGGAGCAGAATCATCTAAGAAAAGAGCAGCAACGCAATTTTTAGAAGCTTCTGGTTTAGATATGGAAGAATTAAAAATAAGAGCACTTATTAAGGATGCCCTTTATTATAGATTTATTACAACAAAAGCAGGTGGATGGATTGAACCAATTGACAGTGGTGTTAAATTTGGTAAAAGCCCTTCAGAATGTTTAGAGTTTTTAAAAAATCCTGAGAATGAAGAATCTTTAATGGCACTTTTAGAAAAAGTAGAACCATATTGGAATTCATAAAACTGTAAACAATGAATAATGACACTCTCTTACTTAAATTAAAACAAAGGCTCAATAAACTTGATAGTCAGGATTATGATAATATAGAATGTTGGCAATTTGTAGAGGCTTTTAACAAAGTTCAACTAGAGTGGTGCAGAAGAAATTTACATGGAGGAAATATGTATAAAGAAGGAGATGAGTTATCTAAAAAAAGAATAGATGATTTACAACCTTTATTAATAGAATTGTCTTTAACCGGAACTATTACAGATACATATTTTGAATCAAATAACTTTCCAGTAGATACATATTTAGAATATAAAAGAATTGGTACTGATGCTACTTCAGAATGCTGTACAGATCCTAGATCTATGACAGTATATTTATCTGAAGTAGCAAATGTTCCTTTATTATTAAGGGATCCTTTAAAAAACCCTGATTTTGATTGGGGAGAGACTTTTTGTACTATGCAAAATAATACTATAAGGATTTATAAAAATACAAATTTTAATATTGTAAATCCAATTTTAACTTACTATAGAAAACCGGTATATGTTGAAGTATTGGGATGTACAGATCCATATACAGGAGTAATAAGTACAGTAAATATTGAATGTGAATTTAAAGATGATGTAGCAGAACTTATGTTAGATGATACAGCATCGTTGATTGCAGGAGATATAGAAAACATATATCAACAACAAAGAGGTCAAGCTGCTGCTGAACGTAATAACTAATTACTATGGAATATAGATCATTGAAAAAAGATAGTGATAAAAAACCTAAAGGAATTGGAAGACCAAGCAGTTCTCTTCATGATCAGACCGCTGCATTGGTAGTTGAATTAATGAATGCTGCCACTAGTTTTCATAAACTTCATTTATCTGTAACAGGAGATGGCTCATATGCTCAGCATAAAGCTTTAAATGAAATTTATGATGCTTTACCTGAATTAGCAGATACAATTGCTGAGGGTATGCAAGGTGTTTGTGAAGTAATATTAGACTATCCTGATAAAGCACCTGTAAGTTTAAGTGGTGTAGAAGGTGCAGTACAATATCTCAGAAATTTAACAGAAGAAGTAAATCAATTACAAGAAGTTATGCCTTATTCAGAAATAGTAAATAATCTTGATTTAGTAAAAGATGCTGTTAATACAGCTAAATACAAATTAATATTCTTATCATAATTTGATTAAGTAATAATAATTGCTTATATTATTAATGTACAACGTAGTACAAATATATATATCTAATTAAAAATTAAAAATTATGGCTTATTTTAACAATGCGTTTAACAAAACGTTTATTGCAGATAGCACGTTATTGACGGCTAATACTGCAACAAGTGCTCTGACCGCAGGGCAACTAGCTCTAGTAGCTGGTGGTGACTGGGAATCAGTTGCACTACCCGGTGGAGCTGGTATTCCTGTCTTTGCAAAAGGAGAGCTTGCATATGTAGTGCAAGGATCATTTTACACTAAAGATTCTATTGGAAACAATCCAGGACATGGAGGTTACAAAGAATCAGTAAAATCTAAGGGTATTAACCCAAGATACATTTCTAGATTGTGGGAAACAAACTGTATTACAGCTACTCAAGCAACTGCTTCTTTAGCTTTGGGTGCTACATGTACTCCATGTGGAACTACACAATTTATGAGAATGGATATTAAAGGTTCTCCAGCATTACGTTTTTTAAATCACAATGCTTATGCAATTGGTGATTCTGCAAATCTTTGCTGTATTGATGGACAAGAATATTTAGATCCTGCATTAGTGTTAGCTACAGAAGCTGCACAGGTAGTTGGAAACATGCTACCAAAAGGTAATGTTGGATATGAAGCTGGTAATCCGTTAATCACTCCTTTTACAAAGGAAGCTGATTTAGATGGTGTTTTAACTGCTACTTTAGCTGGTGGAACAGGTTATGCTGTTGTTGACGGAGTTGTTACTACAGCTGTTGATTCATTAGGATCTGCAATTACTGCTGCAAACCGTCCAGGATATGTTCCTGCTAAAATTAACATTTTAACTATTGCAGCTGGTGTAATTGCTACTTATAGTTTTGCTTCACAAGGAGCAGCTTATAAAGTTGGTGATGTAATTACTGTTACTGGTGGAAATGCTGATGCAACTTTAACTGTTCTTACTTTAAGTGCTGGTGGTGTTGTTGTAAATGTAACTGATGCTGCTGGACAAGTAGTTTCAACTATTTATACAATTGCTCAAGCACAAGGTCTAGCTGCTGCAGGAACCAACTATGTTCCTTCAACAACTCCTAATGCTGCCGCTGCTACTGTAGATGCAGTTGTTCATTTTGTAGGAGCTTATATTGATACTCAATTTGGAGATTGTTCTTTTGATACAAGAGATCATTATAACAAGGAGCCTATTGAAATCATTGCAAGTATACTAGATGAAACTGGTGATCCATGTAATGATTGTGGTACTGCTGCAAGAACTGCTGGTCAAATGGAACAAACTCAAGGTGAGCAAGTAATTAGAGAATTAATTTTATCTGAAAGATACCGTCAATCTCCTTATAACCAAGGAAACAAAGACAGTGCTAGAATAAGAGAAATTGAAATGTCTGATGAGCTTCTTGCTGCTGTAGATAGAACTGAAACTTATAGAGCATATTATATTCAACACACTGTGCCAAGATTTAACAATCCAACTGGTGTATTTGATAATGATCAATATGTATATAAAATATATGTAAAATGTTCAGATACTGTTGCACAAGGTCAATTAGATGATCTAATGGATGGTTTAGCTACATGGGCTAGTGATAATGGTAATAAGATTGCTGTTGAAACAAATACTGCTTGGTAAACAAGTAGTTTAACATTACACAATACTAATGAGAGCAGGAGAATTAAAAAACTCCTGCTCTTTTTATTTTATAATGTCTTGATTTTTTTGTATATTATATATATAGTGTGATAAAGTAATATAAAATGGCGGATAAACATATACTAAGCTTAGAAATACCTACTGTATCTAACTGTGGGTTATTATGTATTAAAGATACAAGTCAATATGCTTCAGAGTTAGAAGTAGATTGTGAAGAATTATTAATTACTTTACCGGGATACTCAGTTCCTGTATTAATTAAAGTTGATAAAAACTTTGATTTTTGTTTAACTGCATGTGCATTAGGATCTCAAAAAACAAATTGTGGAACAACTCAACAAAATATTCCTGATGGTATTTACATTATAAGATATAGTGTATCACCTAATTTAAAAGTATATGTTGAATATAATCATTTAAGAGTAACAAGTTTATTAAAAAGATACTATGATGTATTATGTGGTTTAAATATTCAAGCATGTCAACCGGAAACTAAAAAACAATCATTATTAGATGAGATGGGTTTTATTAGAACTTTGATTGATGCAGCTGTAGCAAATGCAGAATATTGTTCTTCATCTGCTCAAGCAATGCAATTATATAATTATGCTAAAGAAAGATTAAATAAAATAAATTGTCCAACAGGAAACTGTTAATAGTAAATAAAATTAAACCAATAAGAGAATATGAATTGTGCAAACTGTAATAAAGGATTTAGTTGTGGATGTCAAAAGATGAGTGTAGATGGTGTAACCATTCACAAAACATGTCAGAATGAATGGAAAAATAAAAATTCTTCTTCTAATATGGTTTCTCAGACAAACAATAATTTAAGTTTAGAATTAGCAAAAGAACAAATTAAAAATTTAAGAACTACACAATAAAATGGCAATTGTAAAAACATCTAATGCAGCTTATCAAGCAGATCAATGTCTTATTGAAAGAATTGATATAGAGCAAAATTTTGCTCAACAAGTGTATGTTGTTTTTAGAGAAATAAAATTTGGTATTACACCTTGTTGTTATAGTGATTATGAAGATGCTGTTATTAATAAAGCACTTTCTGATTGGAGATATAGTAAATCAAATAAAACTGTATTAATTGAAAAGAGTGGAGTGTTTATAGAACCTTTAGCACCCATTAATAAAAAAGCAAGTATGACATGTCCACCAAATCCTTCTAATGTTTGTACAATAGAAGATATATGTTCTTTAAGAAGTTCAGCAGCAACTTATACTCAGTGTTTTGAATCTCCTTTAGCTAGTTGGGTAATAACACATAATTTAGGTAATTTTCCTTCTGTAACAATAGTTGATACAAATAATGAAATAGTAATAGGAGATGTAGATTATACATCTTCAAATATAATAACAGTAACATTTAACAATCCATTTGCGGGTTGTGCATTTTTAAATTCAAAATAACAAATAACTAAAAAAATAAAATAATGGCAATTAAATATTTAGTGGGTTTAAATATTGATGGAAACATTGATTTAAACTCAAATCAAATTAAGGAAGTCCGTATAGACAACCTTGCAGCTGATCCAACGGGATCCGCTGGTAGAATCTATTACAATACAGTAACAAATGTATTGAAGTTTTATAATGGTAGTGCCTGGGTTGCATTATCCACTTCAGTGGATACAAACACAACTTATGATTTATCAGGTGTTGGTGCTGCAAATGGAACAGCAGGTGTAAGACTTGCAGGTTCAGATGGAACTAATGATGATGTATTGGTAGTTGGTGCTGGTACAGTAGGAGTAACAAGAAGTGGTAATACACTTACAGTTACAGGGACTGACTCTGCAGCTGGTACAGTTACAAATGTATCAGGTGGAACAGGAATTACTATAACTGGAACATCTACAGTTACCCCAACAGTTAACATTGATACTGTAGGTACAGATAATGCAATTGAAGTATTAGTTGCTGCAGATCCAGTAGGAGCTGATTATGTATGGTTTTCAGATGTTAGTGATGCAAATACATTAAGAAAAACACTTATTAGTGCTATGCCAGGATTTGGCAAAGATGGTACTGTAACTTCTGTAGGATCAGGAGCTGGTTTAACAGGTGGAGCAATTACTGCTTCAGGTTCACTGGCTGTAGATTATGCTGGTGCGGATAACGTTGTATTAGCTGCGTCTGATGGTACTGCAATATCTGTAGTAGCAACAGATAAATTACTTATAAGTGATGCTACAGATACCAATGCTAAATTTGTGAATATATCTCAAATTACAGCAGCTATTGGTGGTGGTACCGTAACAAGTATTGATGTAAGTGGGGGAACAACTGGATTAACTACTTCAGGTGGACCAGTTACAAGTTCAGGAACAATAACATTAGCCGGTAGATTATCTGCTGAAAATGGTGGTACTGGAATTGATGTTTATACTATAGGAGATATTTTATATGCTAGTGCAACAGATACTTTAACAAAACTAGGAATAGGTTCAGCAGGACAAGTATTAAAAGTAGCAGCAGGTGTGCCATCTTGGGCTACAGATGCTAATGCTGGAGGTACAGTTACAAGTATTGGTATTACTGAAACAGGTACAGCATTAGCAATTACAGGTTCTCCAGTTACAACATCTGGTGATATTAATATTGCAGGTGCAGGAACATCTTCACAAGTAATATTAGGAGATTTATCTTTAGGTACCTTTACAAGTGGTACAGTAACTAGTGTTACTGCATCTAATGGAGCTAAAGTAACAGGCACAGCAACAACAATTCCTAATGTAGAAGTTGATTATTCTGCAACAGGTGTTGTTGCATCAGCAGCTGCAATGGTTGGTAATGCTGAAGCTGACGATCTACTTTTATTAGGGGATGACAGTGCATCTGGTGTAGTTGTTAAAGCACCATTACAAGATATTCCATTAAATATATTAGGAACACCTACTGCAGATTTAAGTATAGGTTCAAATAAATTATTATCTGTTGCAACAGGTACTGCGGGTACAGATGGTGTTAACTTAGCACAAGTACAAGCAATTGCAGCCGGTGTTGGTGTATTCCAAGGAGGATATAATGCAACAACAAATGTTCCTGCATTAACAGGAGCAAGTAATGTTGCTTTAGTACAAGGTGATTTCTATGTAGTTACTGTTGATGGCTCATTCTTTACAGAAACTGTAGAGGTTGGAGATTTAATATTTGCTAATGGAACAATTGCAGCTGGATCAAGTCCAGCACTTTCAGCTTATACTGTTGTCATCTCAGATGCTAACATTGCAGGTGTAGGTGCTACAGATGGAGCAACTGAAAAAGGTGTTGCTGGATTTAGCAATGCAACTTTTGCTGGTACAGTAAATGGATTTATCACTGTTAAAACAGGTGGAATTAGTGATGCTCAATTAGCAGAAACATATAATCAGATTATTGGTACTGATACAGATCTTAATACAAGTGGTGTAGATGTAGTTGATCAGATTAATGTTACTGATGGTGTTATTCAAACTATGAGTAAAAGAACACTACCTAATGCTGCAACAGGATCGGTTGGTGTTACAGAGATTGCAACACAAGCTGAAGTTGATGCAGGAACAGATACATTTAGATATGTAACTCCAGCAACATTAAAAAGTGCTCAATCTAAACAATCATATACGGGTTTATGGCCTGCAGCAGATGCTTCTAGTTGGACTATTGATCCAGGAACACACTTATTGGGTAATGGACCATATATCATACAAACATATGATAATGATACTTTTGCTCAAGTATTTATGGATGTAAATGCAAACACCTCAACAGGAGATATTACATTTACTGCATCAAATACAATAACTGCAGGTACAATACGTGTAAATATTATATTTGTTGATTAATAATAATTAAAATTTAAAGGGGAGTTTTGAATTTTAACATTTAAGATTCCCCTTTTTTTTAAAAAGTATTATATTTACATATTTATAAATAAGGATGGCAAAGATATTAAATAGTTTACAGGTTACAGGAACAGTTACTACAAATACTATAGCAAATGCTACAGTTGATACAAATACTTTTTTAGTATCTGATAGTGGTGTAATAAAATACCGTACTGGTACACAGTTAAGATCAGATATTGGAGCTGGAACAGGGAGCGGAAGTGTAACATCTGTAACAGTAACTGGATCAAATGGTTTATCTGGAACAGGTACAGTTACAACTTCTGGAACAATTACTTTGTCAAACTCTGATAAAGGCTCTTCTCAGTTTATATACAAAAATGTAACAGCTGATTCTGGTGGAACAGCAACCGCTAATAGTAATAATGATACCATTACTATAGCAGGTGGTAGTAATGTCAGCACAGTTAGAAGTGGTGATACTATTACAATTAATGCTACAGATACAACAACAAATAATTATGTTAGTTCCGTAAGTTTTAATACTACAAATGGAATATTAACATTAAACCGTTCAGGTCTTACGGCATTAACAGTTGATTTAGATGGGAGATATGTAACATCATCAGGTGTTACCTCTGTTTCACAAACTCATGGTGGTAATGCATTTACAGTAGGCGGTTCTCCTGTTACAAGTGCAGGAACTATTGCTATTACAATGGCGGGTACTTCTGCTCAATACATAAACGGAGCAGGAAATTTAACAACATTTCCAGCTATTCCTCAAGGTGATATTACAGGTGTTACTGCAACTACTCCACTAACAGGTGGAGGAACAAGTGGTAATATAACGGTAGGTATTCAAACCGCAAGTGCATCACAAGCAGGTGCTTTATCTGCTGCTAATTGGACTACATTTAACAATAAAACTACAAACACTGGAACAGTTACTTCAGTAAATGCTTCTATTGGTGGTAGTGCTATAGGAGTAACAGGTGGTGCTATCACTACTGCCGGGACCTTAGCATTTGCTTATCAAGGTAATTCAGGAGAATACATTGATGGTGCTGGTGACTTACAAAATTTTCCCGGTATACCTCAAGGGGATATTACTGCTGTAACAGCTGGAACAGGTATGACAGGTGGAGGCATATCAGGTGCAGTTACTTTAAATGTTATAGGAGGTACAGGTATTACAGCTAATGCTAATAATATTACTATTGATGCAACTGTTGCAACCTTAGCGGGTATACAGACCTTTACAAATAAATCAGGGAACATATCTCAATGGACCAATGATTCTGCTTATATAACTGCATCTTCATTACCTACTGTAAGTAATGCAACAATAACATTTGCTGCAGGAACAGGATTAACAGGTGGTGGAGCAATAACATTAAATCAAGCAAGTAATGAAACTGTTACATTTAATAATAGCATTACTAATAATAATCAACTTACCAATGGGGCTGGTTACACTACTTTTGCTGAACCTGGTATATTTAGTGGAGGTGGTACACCTACATTAGCTACTGGAGTAACAGCAGCAGAAATAAGGTCTTTAATTGGAGCAGGTACTTCAAGTACATCAGGTACAGTTACATCAGCAGGTCTTGTTGTGACTAATGGAAGTTCTCTTGGAATTACAAATACTCCTATTACTTCAAGTGGTGAGATAGAACTTACTTTTGCGGGTTCTTCTTCTGAATATATAAACGGTGCGGGTGACCTTATAACATTCCCAAGTATTCCTCAAGGTGACATCACTGCTGTAGTTGCCGGCACGGGTATGACAGGTGGTGGTACATCGGGGAGTG